GTGCAGCCGCGCAGCAGCCGGCCCATCCGACATTCCGTCGCAGCGGACCCGCCGCCGCGCAGCTCGTGCTTGAACGACATCCTGCCCATCTTGCGGGTGATGATGTCGGCGATCGGCGAGAGGTCGTTGCGGTAGAGGTTGCGCTGGATGTTACTGACATCGAGCTTGTAGTCGGCATCTTCCACCAGCATCGGGCTGGTCGAATCGGTGAGTGTCGCGGCGATGCCGTAGCTGCCCTCGAGCTCGGCATATACCAGGGTCTTGCGCGTGAGAATCGACATGTCGAGACCCCCGCTCAGGCCGCCACGACCAGCGCGGTGCCGCCCGTCGCGGACCGGCAGGCATTGAGCTTGGCCGCAAGCTCCTTGATCGCGGCGGCGACGCTGCCCATCACGGCCGTGGCATTGGCCGCCTTGACGATGGCATTGGCAGAGCCCGAGTCGGCGCCCGAGGCAGCCGTTCCGGTCGAGACCGCGACGTCGGCAACGACCAGGGAGACCGAGTCGAGGCCGCCGGAATTGTCGACCAGGGGCGGCACGCCGCTAGCGACACAGAGCATGTCGACCGAATAGCCGAGCTGCGCGATCCGGTTGCGGATGTTGGCCAGCACGGCGTTGGCGCCGGCAGCCGACGCCATGGAGGCTCCCACGCCGCTGTAGGAGGCCGTGACCGCGCCGATCGTTCCGTCGGCCGCCGTTCCTGAAAGGCTGTCGACCAGCAGGCCGGCAAGCGCCGGCACCTTGGCGTGCAATTGATTGCACTGGGCAGCGATTTCCTTCAGCGCATCGACAGCCGTCGCGAAACCTGCTTCGAGTGCCGCCTTCTGCACCGCATCGTTGGTGCCGAGCACGGCCGGCGTGAACGCCGCGATGGCGTCGAGCGTGCCATCAGCCGATGCACCTCCGGAGTTGTCGACCAGCGCCGGCACGGCCGAGGCGGCGATACGGGCGACGTTCTGGGCAAGGCCGCGCAGCGCCGGCGTCAACCCGTTCTGGTCGACGCGGTAGACCTGCGACGCAGCCGAGAAATGATTGGCATAGATCCGTACGGGCATCAGGACGCACCTCTTGGTCGTGCGAGGCCACGATTGGCCTCTCCATATCGCGATGATTAGGCGGGTACTGCGCTAGGAAGGACGTCCGTCAGCCGCAGTGGCTCGCTTCTGCCGCCATCACTTGGGGGCATAGGCATATGGCAAAGATTACCGTCATCCCGAGCGGAGCCGCCCGATGGGCGGCGCAGTCGAGGGACCTTTCTTACCGATGCCCAACAAGATAAGGTCCCTCCACTGCGCCTCGCTACGCTCGGCTCCGGTCGAGATGACGGATTTTCTTGCCATAGCGAATGCCCTGCCATCACTCGGGGCAGCCGGCCTCAGGCCAGTCGACGCGGGTCCTGCACGGCATGCCGGTAGGTCATGTCGAGTTGAACGGCGCCGCGAACATGTGTCTGGTTGTCGTCGCTGACCTTGTGATCGTTGCCGATCTCCTGGAGATCGATGACCAGACCGCCGAGAGACGAATCTTCCGACACCCGGCGCTGCAGCGTGCCGAAGGCTCCATTCATCGCGGCCGAAGGCCCTTCGCCGGACGGGATGACGAGGGCGACCTCGAGCGTGACGCGCAGCACGCACTCCTTGACCATCAGGCGATTCGTCTTGGTCTCGTGGCCGTCGAACACCCCGATCGAGCGCTGCTTCTTGAAGATCCATTTGCCCGCCGGCGCCCAGAGGACCTGATCCCAGGCAAATCCGTAGGGATCGCCCACGGGCAGATGTGCGCGCTGGGTCCGCAGGCGCTCCACCAATGTCTCGAGGGCGCGCTGCCGGATGGTGCGCTCGTCGGGCACGAATTCAGCCACAGATCGCCTCCTCCAAAGGCCGGCGTGCTCAGAGCGTACGGCTCGCCCAAGGGATCTGCGCCCAGGGCAGGTAGCGCATCTTCGACTGGATGATCCGGTCGAGCTGGGATTGCAGCACCGACGCATCGGTCGTCGAGAGATTGGTCACGAACGACGGGTGGGCGTTCAAGGCGATGCGGGCCGCCAGCTGCGCGGCGAGCGACAGCCAGGCCGGCACGTCCTTGTAGGTCTCGCAATCGTCGGTGCCGAAGCCTGCCTGGTAGCGGACCCGCAGCCACATTGGCTGCTCGCTCGACCGGCACAACGCACTGACCACGCCCTTTTCGCGATCGACATCGACCCGGTCCGTAACGTCCCGGGCCGACGCGCCGAGATCGCCTCGGTCCTGCGCTGCCCACACCGTCAGGCCGGCGCGGACAAACCCACGGGACAGGGCGAAGGCCGTCGCGCCTTCACAGACCCGGAAGTCATCCTCGCGCGAGGCCAGGTTGAAGGTTCCGCAGCGCAGCCGGGCGGCGAGATCGAGCGTGGCGGCCTCGAGAGCGGCGAGAATGACATTCTCGCCGTCTCGGCCGTTGTCCACGCCAGTCGCCTCCTGGACCGATTGCAGCGTGGCCAGACGCATGGCTAGAACGACGCCGTCGGTTCGGCGGGCGACTCCGGCTTCGGCGTCCGCCGGGCAGTGGCCTTGCGGCCATCGAAGGCCACGGTGAAGTACTGCGGCAGATCGGCCAGCCCCTCGGCTACCTTGTCGTCCACGACGACGGGCTCGTTCGCGGTGAACACGATCCCGCCGTAACAGTAGGTCTTTGCGCCGTGCAGCGTTGCCGTTGCCATCACCACCCTCACACCGAGGCGATGTTGGTGAACTTGACCAGCGCGTCGACCTCCTCGACCTGCACGGCGACCCGGGCCGTCAGGACGACGATGTACACACGCTCGGTGATGCTCTTGTCGAACTCCAGGCTGACCTGGCGCTGGATGCCGAAGATCAGGTTCTTGGGGTTGGTGAACAGGCCGGCGGATTCCGGCATCAGCTGGACAGCCTCCAGCGGGACCCCGAACGGCGACAGGCTGCCGCGCCCCTGGACCTGCGAATCACCCAGCGCGCCGACCCGGTTCGCGATCGTGTCCCGGTACTCGACCTCCTGGTTTACCGAGACGAAGTGCTTCATCAGGTTGAGGTTGCGCTGGTACTGGCCCGGCATCGCCTTCATGCCGGTCTTGAACAGCTCCTTCGAGATCGCCGCGTTGTTCCAGTTGACCACGTGGCCGCCGGCGCCAAGCTTGAGCCAGCCGTCGAACATCGACAGGTAGGCCTGGTCATCGGCGTCGGCGCCGTTGGTGTAAGCCGTGTCGGCGAGCAGGCACAATTCCTCGAGGTCGAGAGCCGCGCGCTCGGCGATCAGCGTCACGATGGTCTCCTGGAGGCCGGAACTCCACGGCGTGTTGGACGCGGCGTTCTCGGCCACGGTCATGCGCTCGATATTGTCCTCGAGGACGTCGTAGGGCAGCCGGACCTCGGCGATCACTTCCTGCGTCGTCATGGTGATCTGCTCGGTCGCCGGCTTGGCGCGGCCGCCGAGGCCCGTCGTCGACACATTGTCGAGCGCGACGCCTTGGGTCGCCTTTCGCAGGATGCGCTTGGCAAAGCCGATCTTGTTGATGCGGCGCTGCGGCGCCGTCATCTCGACCACGCGGGCCTGCCGGATCAGCGTCGGCTCCTTGATCAGCTTGCGGATGAACGCCGCGCCCTGTTCGGGCTGCAGCAGCCCGCCATTGGCGCCGAGGTCGGACAGGGCCAGGTCGGCCTTGCTGAGCAGGGCTGCGTTGGCAGTCATTGTATTGGCCCCTCCCTGGGGCGCGCCGCCTATGCGCGGCAATAGAGAACGAAACGGTGAGGACGAACGACGAGGAAGGTGACGGCGATCAGCCCGGACTGCCGAAGCCGGCCATGCCGGTATCGAGCAGCGGCGGCAGGTGGACGGCCTTGCCGGGTCGCGCCGGCGCGGCCGGAGGGTCGCCATAGGCAATGCCGATGACAGCGCCCTTCATGCTGGCTTCGGTCTTCCTGACCGTGGCTTCGACGGCTTCGAACCGCGCATCGATCGCGTCGAGCCTCGACTGCACGAGTCCCGACAGTTCATCGAGGGACCTCACCAGGGCATCGAGCTTCGCGGCGACCGCTGCGTCGCCGGTTTCAGGCGGCTCGACACTGGCTTCGACTGGTGGGGCTGCTTCCGATTTGTGAAAGAACTTGAAGAAATCCACGGGACTTTCATCCTTCTTGGTGAAGCGGAAAGGAATGCGGTTGGCGCCCCGTGCCACGAGGGAGACGAACCGCACGTCGACATCGCTCAGCGCGTGAGCCCGAATCCTACGGAACACCGAGCAGAAGCTCCGCGAACGAGTAACGATGGACGTGACCGGCAGCGTCCTCGGTCATCGTCCCCTTGAGGATGCGGTGCCTGTGCCCCTCGACTTCGTCGGTTTCACCGCCGCAGAACCGGCCCGCCTCGTCAAAGCTCACGACGAAGCGATGGGTGTGGCCTGCCGCTTCCTGCGACAACCCGGAAACGCTGTCGGGAATGTCGAGCTGCACCGTCGCGGCGGCGCGCAGGCCGACGCCTTCGAACGAGAAGCCGTTCAACTCTCCCTTCTTGATGCGCAACCACAGGGCCGGATCGGGCACTCGGACGCCGATCACCCACGCGCCGGGAATGAAGGTCCGATCGCCGTCGCGGGCAATGAAGCTTTCGACGATGTGCGAGCCGTTCGCCGCCCGGTCGTGGTCGGTGTCGACTGCAGCCTGTCGGCCCTTCTGCAGGAAGCGGTAGGCCGTCTTGCGGATCTCCTCGGCCGACATGCAATCGTCCTGGGCATCGACCAGGCCTGGTGCGAGCACTTCACCGAAGACGATCTGAAGCTCGCCATCGGTCTTCTTGATCTCGACTTCAATTCGATTTGACATTTGATCCCGTGCTGGTTGCCCGATAACGCCGACACTAGCGAGAGTGCGAAGAGGCGCGAGAGGCCGCTTCCACCGACGACGAGATTTGGCGGCAAAAGTGAGCCACCGACCCGGCCCGTGCCGGGATGTCGTCGACCAGACCGACCGCACCGCACACGGCCCTGCCAGGTTGAAGCCGCGCGCGGCCAACTCTGATCGGGCAAAAGCTGTTCAGTAGTCGACGATCCGGACGCGGCTTCCACCTGGCACGTTCGGGGCCGGGCGGAAGCTGCCCAGTCAACGGCGCGCGTGAGGAGAAGTGTATTCGACCCACGCACGACGGCGCTCGAACGTGACCGTCGCTGTGTCGTAGGCATGAACCGCCGGGTCGAACGGCACCTCTGCCTGGCAGGCGTCGAGAGGTTGCGCCGTTTCGTCCAAAGCCGTGGCCGCGGTCGCCAGGATGGCCTCGACGAGCAGACCCTGCTCATCGACTTGATCTCCGATCGAGCTCCCTCGATCGATCTGGTCGACGGCTCCTGCCACCTCGTCCGACGACACGACGGCGAGCACAACGCCGACCGAGGCCTCACCGATGGACGTCGCCTCCGCACTCGCTGCGACGCCGGTCGCCGAAACTGCCATCGCCGCGACCGC